TTTCCATCAGCCGGAGCAATGGCTGTACCGAGTCTAATTGATTATAGTTTTCTTCAATTTCTTCCATGCAGTCCATCATCACGGTTTCAAAATCCTCGTTATCTTGCATTCCGGCTTCCATTTTTTGAATGATACTGTTTAGCGTTTCCATGTCTATTTCCACCTCAGATCGTTCTTAGACTTTCTATTCTAACTTCTTACGCAATATCCATAATTAAATTAGCTACCAAGGCTCTATTCATATTAAACTCTACTCATTTTACATCTTTAAATGAAATGAATTCATTAATTCTCCAAAATAATCGACCTTTCCGGACGAGAAATAATTATACCACGCCTCGATTGTTTCCTTGGAATATAACTCTAAGTTCTCCAGTATATATCTTGCCCAAAGTAGTGAACCTGCAGAGCTCGCCGTAATTAAATTTCTATCCATAACGGCTATTTTGTCTTCATAATATTTTTCTCCCTGATAATTAGGACTTCCTTTCAAGAAAAATAATGCATTGCTTGTATGATGATATGAATTTAAAATACCCTTACTTGCTAATCTCAAAGTGGCGCCGCAAATAGCAGCAACCAATATATTCTTTTCAAGAAATGACTTGGACAGTTCAAGGATTTTTTGATTAGATTGATCTTGCCAAGTATCTGCTCCGATTAACAACAAAGCTCCGGCTTTTGTTTCATCTATTTCCTCGATAGTGATATCCGGAACAATCGTTATCCCGCCGGAAGTTTTAATCGCTTTCTTAGAAGTGGAAACCGTTTGTAATTCATATTGAGATTTCCCTGCCATTTTTTGTAATGTTAGCCCTTGTAACAGATATCCATTTTCCCAGTCTGCCATTGTATCCAATACGTACATATATATTTTTTTCATAGTCGCTCCTATTTGTGCAATTTCAAAATCTTCTCACATCTCTTCAATCACTGCTATTCTATGCAAGATTACTTTCGCCAGCTCCCTTGCTTTTTCAAAGTCTTCCTTGCTAAGAACCATCAGTGCATAGCTGTCACTTCCTATATCCATAGCAGATAAAACATATTCTGTCCACTGGGCATTCAGAATCTTTCCCCACCTTGGAATATCCTCTTCATCATGCAGTATTTTCTCATCCGTCTCGAGATTTAGGCCGGCACTTAATTTACGCACAGCAGGAATAAAGCTATCCTTCCTTGCTTTCCAATCCAGTTCTATAAGCTTTCCTTTCCGCTCTAATGCGAAAAAAAGCTCTTCCCAGGCATGATCCATATCTTCCATACTTTCATGCTTGTGTTTTTTCAAGAATCGTTTCGCTGTTTGGGGGTCTGCCAGCAGGAGCTTTGCTAATTCTTCAAATGCGGATTTTACGATTGCATCATCATTTCCTATCACTTCCGTATAAGTCTTTTCATCAGGAAGAACTTCCTTTTTTACAAAGGCCCTCATAATCTTTACAGCATCACTGTAGCTTAAGTCGGAAATAAGATATTTTTTATCCTCTATTTTCAAATATAAATTTACAAGCTCTTTGCTTTTCCCGACTACCGCTTTCATAGACGTACAGCCCTTTATGGCATGGGACGGGCTTATCTCTGCATAAGTGGTATATCCGTCATGCATCGCTTTTAGAGAATTATCAATTCCAATGATATGAAATCCATTTCTATCGTAATTGGGGTCTTTCATATGCCATTCTTCATAAGTTTCAAAGAACACTTTCTGTATCCAATTATAGATGCTCATGATTGTTTTCCATCTCCTCTTTCGTCATTCCGATAAGTTCTTTCACCCACATCCCTTCCGTATCGGAAAGCAGGGAATCACAAGTATATTCCTCCATACCGTCCATATATTTGCAGGAAAATGAAGGCTCTCTTATCGCTGCTTTATAAAACTGCATTGCCACATCCTGCAAATGCTCCG